AACCAAGCACCCAGGGCCTTCCAAGGCCTTCTGATTTGCGCGAGGCACGGATGCCCAGATAGCTCAGTTGGTAGAGCAGCGGATTGAAAATCCGCGTGTCGCTGGTTCGATTCCGGCTCTGGGCACCACTACTAAAAATCACCATTGAAATCGTTGATATTTTCTGTCTTGAATGTCCAACAATATCGCATGAGCTGGATTTATTGGACACTTTTGTTCGCCGTTTGATCGGCCGGCGAAAAACTATTCCGGCTTATCGAGAAGCGAAACGGCACCCCTAGCAAGCCGCCTTTGAGAGGCGGCTTTTGTATATCGGTTGACCTCTTTTGAGGTGGTGTGGCCGGTCACCGACATGATCTGTTTCTCGGTGGCGCCGTTGTTTGCCATGCGGGTTGCGGCGACCTTACGCAGGCCGTGAGCCGCGCAGTGAAACAGGCCGGCCTTGTCGCACTGTTTGCGGAACCAGTTGCCAAACCCGGCGGGCGTGAAGGGCTTGTTGAACTCGGTAACGAGATAGGTCATATCGCCGCAGGGCGATGCATCAAGAACCTTTTTCAGCTCGGGATGGATCGGCAATTCGAGTGTAACCGGATTCTTGTTTCGGTTCTTGAACTGCGTGAACTTGAATGATCCGTCGACGACATGCTGTCGGCCGAGCACGATAGCGTCGCTCCGGCGCTGGCTCGTGTAGAGCATCAACGCCAAAGCGAGGCGAGGCTTAGTGCCGATGGGATGGGCTGCCTCAAACTGCGCCACCTCATTCTCCGTCCATGGGTGAAAGCCATCCGATCCACTCTTGAAGTAGGGGATGTCTCGCGCGGGGTTCACGGAGGCCTTCTCGACGCCAGGTGATGTCGCCCACCGGAAAACGGCGCGCAATACCTTCACGCGGCTGTTGGCAGCTTCGGGAAGGTCAACCTTGCGATCGCGAAGGGTGCGGACGGCCACAGCATTGAAGGCAGGTATTGGCACGTCTTCAAACAGGATTTTGGAGCCCGGCTTGATCGGCTCCGCCCACATGTGTTCGATGATCTGCTTGCGCACCAGCTGGGTTTGAGGATCGAGTAGCTTATATTCCCCGGATTGGAAATATTGCTGACAGAGCCACCGGAAGGTGCCTTCCTTTGCCATCTTTGGCCCTTGGGGGGCTTCCTCGATCTGGCCGTTCAGCGCCTTGTAATAGGCCTCGTTGAACTCGTCGCTGCCCGGCACGCCGGGAAGGCGCACCTTCTTCTGTCCGCGCTTGCGGAAGTAGAATCGGAGCGTTCCGCCTGTCGTATCCTCGACGACGTACTTCTTCGAAAATTTCTTGGGCATCAGACCTCAAACCGCCAGGTGTCGCCGTCGTCTCCATCATCTCCACCGGGCAGGCGGTCGAATGCCCGGTCGAGTGCCAGCCTGTCCCACACCGTACGGGCGTTGGGCCTCTTTGGCCTCGGCATCCTGCCATCTTTCACCATTTCGTCAAACAGGCTGGCGGATATGCCGATATAGGCAGCGGCCTGCTCGCGACTAAGGCCGCGTGGCGGAAGGGACGGGGGAAGCACCTCGGCGCGCTGTGTCCGCATGCTAGGCCTCCTCGCAGACGATCTGCGGCCCGCCATAGCGGTCGATCATCGTCGCTTCCTTGCGCGCCTTCCACTGGCGCTTGATGTTCAGGCTATGACTCACCAGCTCAAGGTGACCTTCATCGTAGCGAACGCACAGGCGATTGCGGCACGCGTGGTCAAGCTCCTTGTTGCCGGGGATATAGCCGTGCTCGTTCGTCCACATGACGATGTGCACGGCGACAGTGCGGCCATCGAGCGACATGCGCGGATAGCCATTGCCGCGCCCGCTCGATCCAGACGTGCCGCCAGTCCAGATCCAGCATCCTGTTTCTGGGTCGATATGGACGCGCTCCATGATGCGCGCGCGTATGCGGTCACGACGACTCATTATTCGCTGTCCTCCGCGCTCGGTGCGGATGTAGTGCGGTCCTGGCATTGCAATGAAGCATTGCACCGCGCTACCTTCGGCCGCACAACCGAATGGGAGCGGACATGACGTGGCAGGGAAAATTGTTCATGGCCGCGGCCGTGGCGGTCGGTGTATTGATCAATCTTCTCGTTTATGGTCGCGAAGTCTCTGACTGGGTGGGGCCGCTCGACGCAAAGAACGTCCGTGACTGGTTGGGTGCCTTGAGCGGCTGGGCGGCTCTTTTGGCTGCTGGACCGACAATTTACTATTTGAAAAAGCAGGTTGACGATGCCGATCGACATCAACGAACAACTCTCGAATTTAACCTTCGGAGAGAAACAATTCTTGCAAAAAGCGTGATAAGGCTTGCCGACGACGCTGCCGTTATGTTGCGTGATGCGGATGGCCAATTGTCGGATGTCTCTGCACGGCCGGACTTCTATCGAGAGGTTATTACAGTTCTTGAAGGTGAAACGATCTCGGCATTTGAGACCGAAATCGCGGTACCTAAAGTCATGCGAGGCAAAATTGTTGCGGGCATTGTTAACGCTGGCATACAGGGGGACAACACCAAGGCAAAGGCTGCGCCGGTCTTCGTCAATGGCTATTTCGCGCAAATCCGAACGCAGGCGATGGAATTTCTTGCAGATGTTAGGGACAAGACCAGCCTGCATAAGTGATCCGATAATGACCCGCCTCAGGATGTCATCCATGGCGCTTCCACCCCTCAAAAGCGGCGCGGAAATCCACCCATCGCTGAGCGGCGGCTGGGTCAGTGTTCAGCTCGCCGCGTGATTTGATCCGGAGGATGTTGCGGACGGACACGGCGATGCGCTCGTTGTCGGCGACATCAGGCACGTTGTGGCGCTCGACGAGGAAGCGGCGAAACATGCGGTCGCCGCACTTCATGGCGCATTCCGCCGCATAGTCCTTCTTCCGTTCAGCATGCTCTTGCTGGCGCTGCTGCCGGTTCGCCTGAGGCTCAAGGCTGCGGATCTTGGCGAACGCCGCATCCATCAGCACCAGCAGCGCACGCACGAGTTCCGGCGCCTTCAGAAGCAGCTGCCGATCGTCATAGGAACAATCGATTGTCAGGAGGGCAATCGGCTCGACTTCGCCGGTCAGGCGATCGACGACACAGATTTCGGACTTGCCGGACTTAGTGTTGTAGGACTCGACAAACTGTTCGCTGGCGAGGCCGGCGAGGTGGCGAGCGTCAGGCAAAAGGGTGCGGGCGGTTTGAAGGTCCATTACTGCGCCCAATCCATCGTTGCGTCGCGGCCTTTCCGCCACATGACCGGCTGCTGGTCACGAGCAATACGGTTCCTGCCCCGTGACATCGGGTGCTTAGGGTTGTTTGCCTTCGTGATTCCGAGGCACACCAAATCGACGCCGTGATAGGCAGCCTTTGCGCACATCCAAGTGTCGCGCTCCCGAAAAGTGCCGCCATCGCCCCATGCCGCTAGCATCGGTGTTGAGTGAGCCAGAGCGTAGTATAACGCCTCACGAAGATACCTGGCGTTCAGCGGGCCGACCGGGTCCGCCGCCGCCATCATGGCGGAGGGCTGCGGCGCGCGAAACGCGCAGAGATTCACAATGTAAAGACCGCCGTAACCCCACAGTTTGGCGAAATGGACCAGCTCCCTAACTGTCGGATCGTCTTTCTCGTGATCGGCAGTCGACGGATTAAGCATGCAGACGGGAAGGGAATAGAGGTAGCTATCCCAATGCCGCCGCAGGACGTATCGAAAGCGCTCGCAATCAGAAATGGTGGCGAGCTTGCTAATTTCGGGGATCGGCGTGCCGAATAGATCAAGGTTGCTCATCCCTCGGCACCTCGCGCCATCATCGGCGAGATGACGTAAAGTTCGTCCGAGCCTACCGATGGGTGAAAGACCGCATTCGGCAGGGAGCCGCCGAACCGGATGATGACATCCTGCGTGTCGATGGTGCTAAGGATGCCGCGCAGGGCCCCGTTGTTGAGGCCGATGGAAAAGCCGGTCTCGCCTTCGTACTGGATCGGCACGTAGTCGACGGCTGACTCGCCTTCCTTGCTGGATAGCTCGACGCGCATAGTATCGCGTTCAAGGGTAAGCTTGATGCCGTCCTTGTCTGCCTCGGTGGCGACAAGGCAGACTCGAGCGACAGCAGCTTTCAGGGAGGCTACCGTCACGAAGATCTCGCGCTCGTAGTTCGAAGGTGCGGCCGTGAGATAGTGTTCCGGAAACTTGCCCTCGATCAGCTTGGAAATGAGCGTGACGCCATTACATCGGATGCGGATCAGGTTGTCGGCAACCTCGATGTTCGCCGGTTCCTTCACCTCGTCGAACAGCTTGCGGATCGCGTGTGCCGTCTTGAGAGGGATGATGATGCCGGGGAAGTCGAGAAGCCGCTCCGTGCGGATCTGCACGGCGGCAAGGCCGATGCCATCCAGCGCGGCAAAGCCGATCCGCTCATCCTGCATCGGGTGCATGTGAATGCCCATCATGAAGGGGCGGCCGATATCCTTGGTCTGGACCGCGTGCGCGACCTTGCTGAAAGCGGCCGTCACCTCTGGCATGGCAATATCGAACGTCTTGCCCGCGATCTCGGAAGCCATCGACGGGAAGTCGCTGGCGGGCAGGCTGAAGATTGCAAAGCTGGATTTGCCCGATCGGATACGCACCTGGCCGTTGTAAGCACCGGGCAAGAACTCGATTTCCGCAGCCTCAGGCAGGTTGCGCACGATGTCGCGCAGATCGGTGCCCTTGATGGTGAACGCCTCGGCGTTGTCGGCGACATCGAGAAAGTCACAGCTGGACTCGATCTCGATATCCAGATCCGTGGCGCGCAGGACCAGCGCGTCATACTCGGGGCGCAGGAGAATGTTTCCGAGAACAGGGATCTTGGCGCGCTTGTCGACAGCCTCGAAAACAGCATCGAGCGCCGGCAGGAGCTGGCTGCGGTGGACGCGGAAATAGGACTGCTGCTTAGCCATGAGCGCGGCGCTCCGGCTGGCAGCGGTCGGCAAGGCGCATCTCGTCGACGGGGGGGCGCAGCTCAAAGTCTCTGCCGAACAGATCGTACATCATCTGCAGGATCTCGCGGCGAGGCTCGCCATAGGCGACGGCGCGATAAAGCTTTTCAATTTCCAGTCTTGATACGTCGCGCATCGTCAGCCTCCAAAGCCGAAGACGTAGACGGCAGCTGCTGCGGCCATCAGGTCGTTGATGAGAATGATCAGGAAGAGGCTGATGAAGCCGTTTCGCTTCGCAGCTCTGACCCTATCGGCGGCATGGGTGAAAATTCGCGCCATAGCCTTCAGGCTCCCCTGCGGTCGATCTGCTCGATGCGAGCGATGATCAGCGCTGCGGCGCGTACGAGATCGCGGCGCTCGCCCTTCGGCTTCCATGCCTGAAGAGGCCACGGCCAGAACCATGGCGGCCCATCCGTCTGATAGGCCTCATGCGTCGCGTAGGCTGCGGCTGCCAATGACAGCTGGCAGCCTTGATACTGGTCGTCATGCTGCGCGGTGTAGCCTTCGGCGTTGATCTGCCGCTGGCGCTCATTGATGACGTCGTTTATTGCCTTGAGCATACCGCCAAGCTCCTTGACTGCGGCGTTCATGGCGTCGCGTCCGCCGATGAAATTGGTGATGGTGGGGTCCGCTTCGCTCACAGGCATCTCGCCGCGATGAAGAAGCCGAGCCAGAAGAAGGTGACGCTGGCAAAGGCCAGCTCGATAGCGCGCATGCGCCAGGTGTGCGCCTCAAGAAGAAGAGCCATCAGCTCCTCGACGCCGGAGCGTCCCTTCTGCCTGTCGATTGCCGGAGTGAAATGATTCATGGTGCCCTCTCGCATCCGATTGGGAAACCGGCCCGCAGGCCGGAAACCCAAGCGGATCATCACTGGGCGCCGTAGTGGGACGCGCTTTCGAATGAGACCGCGAGATCCACGCCGGACACGAACGGAAGCTTGCCGCTCGCAATTGCCTTGATTGTCTCAAGGCGCTCTTCGGCGGCGGCAAGCCGGTTGTGCAGATGCATGACTGCTGCTGATTGCCCTGTTGGGGCTGCGCCGATGGCGGGACCGATAACAGCCATCGGCTCAACGCCGAGCGCATGGCAGATGGCAATCAGGGTAGAGACGGCCACACGGTTTGTGCCCTTCTCGTATTTCTGGACCTGCTGGAACGTGACGCTAATAGCGCCGGCCAACCTCTCCTGGCTGAACCCGGCCTGCTTGCGCAGATTTCGGATGGTGCCGCCGATCGCAATATCGGTCTCGTGCATTCTCTGAGAAATGGTTTGCTTCATGGTCGATCTCCTTGACCTGCTTCCGTTTGGGAAACCGCCGACGCCAGGGGTGAGACGCGGCGGAAACCGAAACGGATCGAGTCAGGCAGCGACACGATTGAGCGACTGTGCGTAGAGCACCGACGCATCATGCGCGTGGCGGTTGATCTGCTCCTCGGTGAAGCCGAAGCGGAGATATTCGTCCTTGGTCAGGCCTTCGCCGCGTTCGCGGGCAAGGTCAGCCATTTCCTTCGCAATGTTGCGGGCACGTACGGGATTGTATGTGGTCGCTGTCTGCATGGTTCTTCCTCTCTGAGCCTCCGAGACCGCGCCGCCGCCACTCGGGAGGAGGTGAGTGGCGGCGGGCTTCGGTATCCGGCTTGGGAGGAGGAGATCACCGGACAGGACATAATGTGCATGTTATTCACATAACCGTCAAGAGGTAAGTGCATCACATGAACGTTTGTTGTCTGCGTGTGAACTCGCAATCCAAATGCGGCGCTAGGGGGGCGCGCTATCGGAAGCGAGAGCCGAAGTTCGGCGCATAAGAAAAGCCCGCGTCAAGCGAGCTCTCTAAGGGTAACTGAAAATGGAGAGGTTGATTAACGCGAACAGAGATCAAATGGGGCGGTAGCCACTGTTACGTTTTCTCGTGAGGGAGGGTGCGTTAGGAAATAATTCACAAACCGTTCTTGTCTTGTTCTTGTTTTCGAGTCATGTTTTATACGGTACTCGCGTTAAGGAGGTAGGAACATGCCATCGTATTTCGTCGTTCAGTCCTTCAGCTCTGGCAAAGGCGGCGTCTTGCCCGATTCTCCTTTCCAGGCTCAAAATATAGACCATGCGCGCCGAATGGCCCGACGGATGGCGCAGACGAAGGCAATGGTGGTTGCCTTTATGCGGGAGGGCAATCCAAAGACTGGCGATTATGGCGACCCAAAACTCATCTATGCCCACGGCGAAAATCTCCCCGAAGAAGTCGCCAGTATGGAACGAGCTTGAGGTATCTCTAATTATGGCGATCATTCATCAGATCAGGCCGAAGTATAAGACCCGCAATGAGGAAATCGTTGCGGGTCTCTTTAAGGCGGCTGGAGCAGATCCATCGCCGAGCCCCGAAATTATTGTAAAGCGGAAGGCGGCTGAGATCTCATATCTCATGGCGTTGGTTCACGGCGGCGATTGGCGCGTTGAGATTGATCACCAAGCGGGTTTTGTTCTGATTTCTCCACAGCTGCCGTAGGTGACACGAACGTGCCAATGATTGCGATTGCTCGATCTAGCTGGGAGCGATCCACCCCATAAGCGAGCATCGCTGATCGCAACATCGCATCAGGAGATTTAGCCTGATCCCTATTCTTCGGGTCGGTACTCAAAAGGTCTGCTGGCGAGCATCCATAAAGGCTAGCCAAGCCCTCGACGTGCTGTTGAAGATATGGAGTTAGAGCATTTTCCATCTTCGATAGTAGGGCGCGCGACACGTTGATGGCGTCTGCGGCTTCCTGTTGGCCTATTCCTTTGTGATCTCTCCATGCTTGGAGAAAGGTCCGACCAAGAACGGGTTTGGGTTTCTTTATGGGTGCCATATTCAGATTTTCGCACCCCTCGCAATCGCCGTCGATGCAATGTCATTCACATAGTGCTTGACATTCACGTTCATCATATTCACATCTTGAGTATGAAAACGCTCGCTGAACTGATGAAAGAGACTGGCACGACCGATGCGGCACTTGCTGCTTTGGTCAGGTGTGATCGATCGATGATCACCAAAATTCGCCACAGACAGGCGACTCCTTCTCTGCCTCTCGCGCTCGAGATCAGCAAAGTGACCGGGGTCCAGATTGAAGCGCTTATGCCTGAGGCCGCCGAATGACGCGCCTCTTCCCGTCTGGTGGCTTTGGCCGCATCCGAAGCCACCGATCAACCGCGCCGGTCTCGCCTGACCTGCGCGGTCAGTTTCCCGAGTGCCGTCTCCTTCATCGCGGCGCCACCTCCCACCAGGGTGCATGTCCGCGCTCTGGTGGGTTTTTTCATAACGAAAGGACGCCGCCATGTTCCGCCGCATATTGGATTGCATCCTCGATCGCATTGCGGGGGCCTTGGCACCGCACGTCGATCGCCGGCTTAGGGATCGACAGATCCAGATCTCCGTCGAAACGATACATGACAAGGACGGATTCCACCTCTCGCTCAAGTGAGTCCGGAGAGCTGTCCCTTTTGGGACCGGCGCTGAATATCCGCGACCATGGATGTGATTTCGGTCACCGTTTCGTCGGCTCCCTTTGCGATTTCGAGGATCAATTGGGAGGCATCGACGTTGCCGCCGTCCTCCGCAGCAATTGCATCCTCCCGCAATCTGGTCGTGAAGTTTGCAAATTTGGCAATCAGTTCCTGTCCGTCCGGTCGCGCAGCGATGAGTTGCGAGACGACCGATTTCAGCACCAGAATGGTGCCATACATGTCGCCGACGCTGTGAAATCCGGCAGTCACGTTTCTGTTCGTCATGGTTGTGATTCCTTCGTTGTTTGGCAACGCGAAACGAGCACGACCATAGCGAGAAGTCCAGCAGCGCGGCGCCGCCTGCGCTGCGCTGCTGGATGTTATCGACCGAGATATGCATGCGGACCTCCGTGATGCCTTGGACTCTACGACGCTAGAGACATCTCCCGCGTCTTTCACCGGAATCTTTTTGGAAAAAATTCCCTTGACGAGGGAGGTCTCCTTGCACGTGCAAAAACCTGAGAATATCCGCCCGACCACTCCAGAAGAGCGGCGTGACCTCAAGATGCTGACGCAGCGGGCAGTCCGCAATGTCGGCGGCTCCAACTTCGCGAACGATACCCGCGTCGTGGAGAGCAAGCTTTCGGAATATGGCAATCCCGCCATCGAGCGGCAGTTCATGCCGATCGATGTGGTGGCGGATCTGGAGCGCGTCCTTGGCTATCCCATCATCACTGAACATCTTGCGCAGATGCAGGGATTCAGGGTGGTTTCCGATGAGGCCGTAGCTGAAGAGCCTGACATGGAAGATGTCGGCGCGCTGTCCGATACGCAGGGCAAACTGCTGTCGATGCTGATCCGCTATGCGCCGAATGGATATGACCATCGCGAGCGCCGCGAGATACTTCCGGTCGCCGAAGCGCTGCTGGTTCAGCTTCAGGAGCTTATCAAAGGCCTGAAGGGAGTGGCGATATGACCGCCGTCACCGAACCGGGCGTCAGCCGCAAGGGACGCACGTTGCTGTATCGTGTCTGCATCCAGCAACGTCGACATGGCCGGCCCTATCGACTTCGCTGTGATGATGACCGCTGCGGCGCAGCCAACGCCTCGCGCGGCGGCTATGTGCGCCGAGTTCCGGATGCTGCCGACTTCGTTGCGCTGACGGATAAGGGCGAAGCCTTTCTCCACCGGCTGATGAGGTGCGAATGATCAAGCGCACCGGATCCGCGCCGGCTGAAACCATGTCGGCCTTCGATTCCCTTCCCAAGCCGCTCCGGCAAGCCATTGCCGGAGCGGCATTCGTCTATGATCCCAGGGAGATCGCAGCGCGCATCGTGACCGGCAGACGGCCGGAAACGATCCTGCGCGGGATTCTCCGTTACGAACGGAGGGCGGCGCAGTGACTGAAAAGATCAAGCCCGGCGAACGTGCCAACCGGATCTTGCAGTCAGCTGTTGCAGACGGTGTTTTTATAGCGATCGATGATGGCGACCGGAAATCAGCAGCGCAGCTCAATGCGCGCCGGCTGTTGTCCCGCGACCGCAAGGATGGTCGCAAATGGTATCCAACAGACAAGGCGCGTGAACACATAGCCGCTCAGACGCGGCAGCCGGAACCGCCGCAGGCGCAAAGCGCGGACACATACGGCAGCAAGTATGCTCTTCCGCGCTACCCTGATCGCATCCCGCATCATGCCTTGGCGGGCCTGTTTCCCATGTTTGCGGCGACAGAGCTGGACGAGCTGGCCGACGACATTCGCGCGCGCGGACAGGAGCAGCCGGTCTGGATTCTCGATGGCAAGATCATCGACGGGCGAAACCGCGACGAAGCCTGCCACCGGATCGGCATCGATCCGTGGACCAAGGATTACGAGGGAGACGATCCGCTTGGCTTCGTCCTCTCGCTCAATCTTCGCCGCCGTCACCTGACAGATGGTCAGCGCGCCATGGTCGCGGCGAAGATTGTCGATTGGGATCGCGGCATGAATCAGGCGACGGCCGGGTCAGCAAATTTGCCGACCCGCGAAGCCGCGCGCCGGATGTCTATTTCGGAACGAGCCGTCACTGCAGCAAAGCGGGTTCGCGACCAGGGGGCGCCGGCGCTCTTGGCAGCCATCGAGGCAGGCAGAATCTCCGTCAATGCCGGCGAGTCGCTGAGCTACCTCGGACGGCAAGCGCAGGAAGAGGTTTTGCGCGCCGAGAAGAAGGAAATCATCGCCAAGGCGAAAGCGATCCGCACCGAGCGGCAACAGCATTCCCGCATGATCCGCACCGCCTTGATCAATCACATCGCCGAGAAGGGCGAGTGTGTAGCGGGTGAAATGCCGCGCGCGGCCTTTGCCATCGGCTATTGCGATGTGCCCTGGCAACAGGAGGCATGGAGCGACGAGACCGGGCAGGATAAGGGTCTGCCTTATCCCTCGATGACGGTCGACGAGCTGATGGCGCTGTGCGCTGGCGACCGAAGCCCGTTCACGCAGGATGCCATCCTTTATTTCTGGACGACGACGAACCGCCTTGATGATGCCCTCAGGATCATCAAGGCGTGGGGCTTCAGCTATGTCAGCATGATCACATGGGACAAGGTGAATATTGGCATGGGCCGATGGGTGCGCGACCGCACGGAGCATCTGCTCATCTGCAAGCGCGGCAATTTCCCCGGCATCGATCTCTATACCCCGAAGCCGGAAAGCCTCTACAGCGAAGTAAAGACCGAACATAGCCGCAAGCCCGACTGGTTTTCCGACGAGATCGACCGTCTCTATCCCGACATGCGCAAGCTGGAACTGTTTCAGCGCAAGGAGAGCCTGCAGCCGGGCGATATCAGGCTCAGCGGCAAATGGGAATTCTGGGGCAACCAGGCGGGCTCGCCAGAAGGCGAGGCCGCGTGACCGCCTTTCCGCCCGATGTCGATCAATTGGAAGATGCTGAGACCGATCAGCAGCGCGCCCGCTGGCTTCTGCGTGCGTCGTTATCCCTCCTGCTGCGCGACGAGAGCCATATTCGCCGTCGCCTGCAGCTCGCGCAATTCCAAGCCGGCGTCGTCTATCTCGACGCCGAGCTTTCCTTTCTTCGCAATACGCGCCGCGACGACGGCGGTCCCACCGATCTGGTCGGGATCGAAGTCGCTCGTGGCCGCATGGACAGAATCGCTAGCGGTCTACCGCCGCGACACATGGGGGCCTGAATGTACGCGGGGACAATCTTCGGGGATACGACCACATCGCAGATCGTGGCGACCATGCAGGGTGATGGTGGCCGCTTGCCGCCCATGATCATCGACAGCTTTGCCGGAGGCGGAGGGGCATCCACTGGTATCGAAATGGCTTTGGGCCGCTCGCCGGATATAGCGATCAACCACAATGCGGATGCGTTGGCGTTGCACGCGGCCAATCATCCCGACACCCTTCACCTGTCTGAGAACGTCTACAAGGTCGATCCTCTCGACTATCTCAGGGGCCGGCATATCGGGCTTGCCTGGTTCTCGCCCGACTGCAAGCACTTTTCCAAGGCGAAGGGGGGCAAGCCTGTCGAGCGTAATATCCGCGATCTTTGCTGGATCATTCCCGGATGGGTCGACCGCATTCAGAAGAGCGGCGGCAAGGTCGACGTGATCATCATGGAGAACGTCGAGGAGTTCAAGGATTACGGCCCGCTGATGCATACCGAGCGCGGCCAGATGCCTGATCCGGAGCGCAAAGGCGAAACCTTCCGTAAGTGGTGCCGGACGATCCGAAAGCTCGGCGGACATATCGAGCATCGCGAGCTGCGTGCCTGCGACTATGGAGCGCCGACGATCCGCAAACGGTTATTCGTGATCATCCGTTTCGACGGGTTGCCTGTGGTCTGGCCCAAGGCCAGCCACGGCGCACCGGACGATCGCGACGTGATTGCCGGTCGCAAGTTGCCATGGCGTACGGCGGCGGAAATCATCGACTGGTCGTTGCCTTGCCCTTCGATCTTCGACTCGAGCGCCGAGGTCATGGAAAAGCACGGTCTCAAGTCGGTTAGGCCGCTCGCGGATAACACCATGGCTCGCGTCGCGCGAGGGATGAAGCGCTATGTGCTGGATGCGGAACGGCCGTTCATCGTCAACCTGACCCATGGTGCGCGCTGCGAGGATCTGGCGCAGCCGTTCAATACCATCACAGGGGCGCATCGGGGCGAGAAGGCCGTCGTGTCACCATCGCTTATCTCCGTCGCTCACGGCGATAGCGGAGGCAGGCGGGAATATCCGCTTTCCGATCCTTTCGGCGTTGTGACGTCTGGAGGTATCGGCCACGCCGTTATCGCTCCGCACCTGATGACGATGCGAAACTCGGGAAAGCCGTTCAACGGCGCTGACGAGCCGACGCATACGATCACGGCTGGCGGGGCTGGGTTGACGCTTGTTGCTCCCGTTCTAACCGCGGCTCAACAAGGTGGATCTGTCCGTAGCGTCGAGCAGCCCCATCACACCATCACGGCCAGCAATAAGGATCAGAACTGCGTTGCTACGGCCTTTCTCGCGCAGCACAACAATGACAGTCGGCGCATCGGTGGCGTTAATCCGGGTAGATCGTTGGATGAGCCGTTGTCGACCGTGACGGCCAGCGGCGCTCAGCAAGGCGCAGTCGCGGCCTTCATCTCCCGTCAGTTCGGCGCCTCGACAGGCCACAAAGCGGACGAGCCTCTGGCGACGACGACGGCGGCAGGCGGTGGAAAGTCGATGCTGGTCGCGCCATACCTCCAGGCATATTACGGGACCGGAGACGGCGGCGAAGAGGATCAGCCGTGCCGGACGATCACGACCAAAGACCGTCACGGGCATGTCGAGGCACAGGTAGGCGCTCCGCCATTCACCGAGGATCAGGAAGCGCGCGCCAGACGGGTTGCCGATTTCCTTCGCTCCCATGGTTTTTGGGATGAGCGCGAATTCGTGAGTATCGTCATAGGCGGCGAAGTCTTCGTCGTCGTTGACATCGGCATGCGGATGCTGACGCCACGCGAGCTTTACAACGCGCAAGGCTTTCCGCCGCAGTACGTCATAGATGGCGTCTGGATCGCGCCAGAGGCGGGAGGAGAAGCGGTCTGGCGTGCATTTCCGAAGTCGGTTCAGGTCAGCTGCGTGGGCAACTCAGTGTCGCCCGTTATCGCCGCAGCGCTTGCTGCTGCCAACGCAGATCATTGCCACGTCGAAAGGATGGCGGCATGAGTCAGGAAGCAACCATTCGGCGCGGCGTGCGCAATGCCCGCTACGCTGCCATCCCGAACCATGTCTTCGAAGACAGTCGGCTCTCCATGGAGGCACGATGGCTGTTGAGCTACTTGCTTTCGAAGCCTGACAATTGGACCGTCGTCATCGGCGACATCATCAAAAAGGGCAATTGCGGGCGCGACAAGGCCCGCAAGATGATCGCGGAGCTTGTCGAGTTTGGCTATGCGGAGCGCGAGCAGGTTCGCGAAGACGGCAAATTTGGGTCATCGGTTCTGGTGATCTTTGATGAGCCGAGCACAGGCAACGATGCCGGTAGCACCGCAGACGCGGAAAGTGTTGCATTTCTACCGCAGACGGATTTACCGGCGACGGCAGAACCGTCGCCGGTTTCGCCGTCGCCGGTAAAATCGGCACCTAGTAATAACTTAGATCTACCAAATACTGACTCCTACCAAGCGAGCGCTGGCGCGGAAGAGGGAGGATTAGCGCGGTCTGATCGAAAGAAGATCGAGCGAGAGTTCACGCTCTGGTACGCGTCTTGGAAGAAAGGCGACATCGGTTATGCCCGAAACGCATGGTTCGCCCTTTCGGACGATGATCGCGCCGAATGCATCGAGAAGACGCCCGCTTATCTGCGGTGGACTAAACCATCCGACCTGATGGCGGCTGCGGTATATCTCAAAAACCGCCATTGGCATGATGTGCCGGAGGAGGCGACGGCAACGCCGACGCGCGGCATTGCCAAGGTCTGCGGCAAGCTCTGGATGGGAACGCGGTTAGCTGCGCTTTCGAAGGAGCCTGAGGGCCGGATCATCTTCACGACGTTTGACGAGCGGGAGATTGCGGCTGGACGGACCGCCAGGGAGTCGCTGGTGCAAAGCAAGCGCCTTGAGCATGGCTGGCCGCTGGTGACCACCATGCGCGATCTAGCGCGCCGCAAGGAGGCTTTCATCACGTCTCTCGGTTTGCTGCCGATTGTTGCCGACTTTCAGGCAGTCTTTCGCGGTAGCCCGCTGATCGACGCATGGGCCGGGCTGCACCAGCGGCGGGGATGGCCGTTCATCGAATTCGAGCCGGAGTGGTCTTACTTCCCGCCGATCGATCCTAACGAAAGCAACTTAGACCAGGCCGTCGAGGATGCATTGACGGCGTTTCTCTCCACAATCAGCGAGGCGGGCCATGACGATGCAGCATAAGCGTTACAGCATTGCGGGTGACCCGATCCAGATCCGTCAGTTTGCCAGCGACAAGCAGGATACAGCCATCACCCTGCATCGCATCCGCATTCGCGAGATCATCGCGGCGAGCAAGCGAATCGCTGACGAGAATCCAGAGCTGGCGGGCTGGTATTGTCTAACCGTTCTGACGAGCCGGGAATCAGTTGTGGAAAAAGCCTTGGAGCAGGACGCCGTAGAGTGCCTGTTATTGCGAGAGCCAGAGCAGAAGGTCATACGGCGCGGCAGGGAATGGACGCTGCCTGGCAAGCTCTGGCTACCCGGCTTTACGCTGGTGCGTTGCGTCCCTTCAAACGAGGCTTTCCGTGGTTTGCTGGGTATTGGCAATGTGACGGGCATCGTCGGAGGATGGGCGCGGCCATACCGAGTGTCCAATGAATCAATCAGCAAGTTCAATGAGGTTATGCAGGAGCACGAAGGCGAGCGAGAGCGGAAGCGCCTTGAGCAGGAGGCCAAGAATGCGTCAATCAAGCAGGGCGACAAGGTGCGTATCCGCCTCGGTCCTTTCGGTGGATTCGAGGCTCGTGTCATCAATCGGCAGAAGGGCACCGGGAAGCGCTGCAAGGTCGAATACAAGCTATTCGGCAAAGTCGGGCAGGCCGACATCCCACTTGCGAATCTCGAAAAGTTGTGAGTACAAATCACCCCAACGGGATGATCTGCGATCTCTGTGCACCCTTGGGCAACAGCCCTGAATGCCTCGGCAGGACGCGAGGCAAAGAGAGGAAACTCTCAGGTCGGTAGCCGGGCAGACCCCGCCTTGAATGTCTCCTAGGGAGGCATCGATTCAGGGCCAATGCGCAAGCTATGACTTCTTTATCGCCTCAGCTAATTTGTTCGCCTTCTCGCGGCTCGGTCCCGCCTTCTTGATGACCTTCTCGGCGTCGGTGAGCGAAAGACCATGCTTTCTCGCGAAGTACCTTAGCTCGTAAGTCTCACCGGCTGAAACGAGCTTGCTATCAGCGGCCTTCTTCTTCTTGTCGTCTCCCATCATGCTCCTCCATGCGCTTGGGAGATCGAGATTGTATCACGAGCGCCTAAAAGGCAAGTCTTGGTTGTTAAGCCCAAATCATTCCGCCTTCGTGGCACGCCAACCAGCCAGCAGCGGGAGCGCGAGTACGATCGCGAGCGTGATCAGCAGCCTTGGCGCAAATGGTACAAGACAGCCCGTTGGCAATGCGAGCGCGCTGACTTCCTCGCTCAGCCCGACAACCAATTCTGCAGGCGATGCGAGGAAGTCGGCCTGCTGAATGCCGGTCACCTGACGATTCACGGCGAGCTGCAGACGAACAGCCGCCGCATGCATCTGGTGGTCGACCACAAGAGGCGCCATCGCGGCAACCCGGTACTGTTCTGGGACCGATCGAATTGGCAACCCCTCTGCCCTGACCACCATGACATCGTGAAGCAATCCGAAGAGAAGGTAGCAAGATGACCGAACGTGGCACGGGCAGGACGAAGGCTATGGTTGAGAGACTGCCGGCAGAAGGCGGTCACCTCGTCATCCACACTTGGGCGTTACGGCGCTACGTAGAGCAGATGATCTTGAGCCTTCGTGGTCCCGACATTGCTAAGCGGACACACGTTCATGTGATCCGTTTTCGAGGCGATGAGGTGAAGATCATTGGCGCCCTTGGTCACATCGAGATCGACCATGCCTGGCATTCGGAGGTCTCGGTCGACCTCGGCCTGACGATTGACCGCATGGTCGATCAGATCAAGGCCATTAGCCCCCAGGGGGGGCGGGTCGAAAGTCTGGAGGCCTGAGGGCCTAGACCGGTGGGTGTGCACGCGCACATCGCCGCGAAATTACCGAAATATTTTTTTCTCTCTCGCCAAATAGGAGGGCGGACGATGGCACGAGGTCGCAAGCCCGACACGGCAGAGCAACAGGCTGCAAAAGGTGCGCCGGGAAAGCGCATGACACCGCAGGAAGCGCAGAAGATCCGCGAGCCGAAGGCGCCGACACCTGTCGTGGTCGGCAAGGTTCGGCCGCCGAAGTGGCTCAAGCGCAGCCGCAAGGCAACTGAGATCTGGAATGATCTCGCGCCGAAGCTTGAGCGGCTGAACCTGCTGAACGATCTCGATGCTACTCCGTTGTCGCGGTACTGCCGCTACATCGTCGAGTGGATCGCCGCCGATATCACCGTCCAGAAAGAAGGGACGTGGTTCGAAGCGAAAGACACGAACGGCAACCTTACGAAAAAGCGCCATCCGGCTTGGCAGGCATGTCAGGACATCGAAAAGATGCTGCGCGACCTTGAGGCGACTTTTGGCATGCGTCCGGATGCCCGATACAAGATCATGCGCGACCAGGCGGCCGCCCATGGCCTCGGCAACCTGCCGCTTTGGGGCGATCAGCAGCCTACGGTCGGCGAAAAGTCGTCTGCGCCAGAGCCTGAAGCGGGTCAGCAGGACGTTATGGGCCTCCTGAAATCCTTCGATTCCGCACCGCCAAGCCGTCCGAACTGACATATGGACGGCGTATCGACGGCGGCAATTCAGGCTTCTGCCGGCGCGCAGCTGTGGGCCGAACCGGAATGGATCACGGAGGCGGCCGACAATCGGGGCTGGGAGTGGGCACGCATCGCCTGGCGCCGGTGCTGCGGCGTAGCCGGTGCATGGTTCGACTATGCCAAGGCCGACGCGGCGGTAAAGCTCTTTCCGACGATCTTCCGCCTGACGGAGGATCGTTTCGCCGGCAAGCCATTCCGTCTTGGCCTCTGGCAGGAAATCATCGTTCGCCTGCTCGTTGGCTGGAAGGCGCCTAACGAGATTATCGACGAGCAGACCGGCGAGCCAATCGTTGTTCACGTTCGGATCTTCCGGCGTCTCATGCTCTGGGTGCCGCGTAAGAATGGCAAATCCGAGTTTCTGGCGGCGTTGTCGCTGCTGTTCTTCATCCTTGATGGCGTTGTCGGCGGTCAGGGGTTTGTGTTCGCCAGAGACGAGAACCAAGCCAAGATCATCTTCAACAAGATGAAGGCTATGATCAGCATGGCGCCGCAGCTCGGCGACACGCAGATGTTCAAGAAGTCGATCTACCTTCCAAAAATCCACGCGCTGTTTGAGCTGCTGTCGGGAAAGCCGGAAGGCAAGCACGGCAAATCGCCGACCGTCATCACCGGCGACGAAATGCACGAATGGGAAACGCCGGATTTGGCGAATTTCCTGCGGCAAGGTACTGGCGCACGACTAGAGCCGATCGAACTGTATGCTTCCACGGCTGGTCTGAAGTCGAATAAGACTGGATATTCTCTCTGGGAAGAAAGCCAGTCCATACTTGACGGACGGATCGAAGATCCTTCGACGTTGGTCGTCATTTTCGCACTCGATCCTGACGACGATTGGTCGGATGAGGCTAACTGGCACAAGGCAAACCCGTCGCTGGGTATATCGCCGACTGTTCAGTTCCTGCGGCGCGAAGCGGCAATTGCCAAGGATAACCCGCGCGCTGAACAGCATTTCCGCTGCTACCACGCGAACCAGTGGATCGATGCGGTCACGCGCTGGCTGAATATGAAGAAATGGGATGCCTGCGCCGCCGACAAGCAAGCGTGGAAGAGTTGGCGGGACGGTGAGGGTCTTAAACGGCGGAAATGTTTTGCTGCTTTTGACGTGTCGTCCAACGAAGACATCACGGCCAAGATATTGGCGTTTCCGCCGGATAGTGAGTTTACGAAATGGATACTGGCAGCTCGCTTTTGGGTGCCGGAAGACACCGTCTCACGCCGGACGAAGCAGGACCGCATATCCTATGACGCGTGGGTCAAAATGGGAGCTCTTGAGGTTACCCCTGGCGACTACGTCGATCAGGACTACGTAAAGAAATCCCTCGCTGAGGACATGAAGAACTTCGACGTTTCGCTGATCGGCTACGATCCATGGAACGCAACGAAGCTCATCACGGACATGCAGAAGGATGGCGTCGACGAAGAGCGTTTCCAGCTCATGCGTCAGGGTATTCAAACGCTCGGCGAGCCGACGAAGATGGTCGAACGTCTCATCATGGCAGGTGATCTCGACCATGGTGGCCATCCTGTTCTGGCTTGGATGGCAAAAAACACCGCCATCCGCTTCGACGAAAATCTGAACTACGCGCCGACGAAGAAGAAAAGCGCCGAAAAGATCGACGGTATCGTCGCCAGCATCATGGCGGTGGGCCTGTCGATGGCCGGCGATGTGGTCGAAAAATCATTCTGGGAGTCGGCATAGATGGGGCTTTGGTCAAAATTATTCGGGCGTGAGGCGAAAAACTCCACGCTTGAGTTATTTCGCGAAATCTACGGCGGCCGTCAAAGCTCGTCGGGCGCCACCGTAAATGTCGAAACGGCCCTTGAAACCTCGACCGTGTTTTCGATTTGCCGGGTGCTTGCCGATGGTGTGGCGCAGGTGCCATTCCGGCTTTACCAGACGGATGGCCTGAGCAGGATGATTGCGACCGATCACCCGCTGAATATGTTGATCAATCGTCGACCAAATCGCTGGCAGACGAGCTTCGAATTCCGCGAAACTATGATGTTTCATCTGGTTTTGACCGGAAATTTCTTCTCGTACATCAATCGAGTTGGACGCAATCGCACGATCAAGGAGCTGATTCCCTTGATGCCCGGCGATGTCGAGGTCTGCCGACTGCCGGATATGACGATCGAATACCGCGTCCGTGGTCCGGATGGGTCTACTCAGACTTTTCACCAGGGCGACATCTGGCATGTGCGTGGCCCTTCGTGGAATGGATGGCGCGGACTCGACGCGGTAAAATACGCCAGAAACGCCATCGGTCTTTCGATGGCGCTCGAAACGGCGCACGCGAACCTGCACAAGTATGGTTCGCAAACATCCGGCCTGCTTTCAGTGGAAGGAAATCTGGGTCCGGAACGCTATAAGGAACTGGCCGAGTGGCTTGATCAATATTCCATCGGAGGCGCCCGCTACCAGAAGCCAATGCTTCTGGATAAAGCCGCCAAATGGATGACTATGGCAATGACTGGCGTCGATAGCCAGCATCTTGAGACGCGCCGCTTTCAGCTCGAGGAACTTTGCCGTGGCGCGCGGGTCATGCCGATCATGGTTGGCCATAGCGACAAGACGGCGGCCTATGCCAGCTCTGAACAGATGTTCCTCGCCCATGTCGTTCACTCTCTTTCGCCCTGGTATGAGCGCATTGAGCAGTCGGCCGACGTTTTTCTGCTCACGGACGATGAGCTGCGGCAGGGCTACTACACCAAATTCACGTCGAATGGCCTAATGCGCGGCGCTGCTGATGCGCGCGCCAATTTCTATGCGAAGGCGCTCGGCTCAGGCGGGACCAAGGGATGGATGACCCAGAACGAAGTCCGCGACAGCGAAGATATGGATCGCAGCGACGATCCGGAGGCCGACAAGCTTCCGCAGCCCACCGCGAAACCCCAGCAGACCACGGAGCCGCCAAATGCATGACCGTATTTCCGTGCCCTTCGAGTTCAAATTCGATGCGGGCAGCACGCCAGGCGCGTTCGAAGGCTATGGCGCCGTCTTCGGTAACGTCGATTCCTATGGCGATGTGATTGCCAAGGGCGCCTTCAAATCCACGCTCGGCGACTGGAAAAAGAAGAAATCCATGCCGAAAATGCTGCTGCAGCACGGCGGATGGGGCATTTCCGATCGCGACGGCCTTCCGGTCGGCAAATGGGAGGAGATGCAGGAAGACGACCACGGTCTTTTGGTCAAGGGGCGCTTGATCAACCTCGATACGGAATCCGGCAAGTCGCTTTACGGCGCCATGCGCGAAGGTGTTCTCGACAGCATGTCGATCGGATATCGCGCCAAGGATTTTTCAATGGGCACGAAGCCCGACGAGCCGCGCCGCACCCTGAAAAAGGTTGACCTGGTCGAAGTGTCGATTGTGACGTTTCCGGCGAATGACCAGGCGACGGTCACGTCCATAAAGTCGCTCAGCGAGGCGACCATCCGAGAATTCGAGCGGTCATTGGTCAGCGGGACGCTGCCGCCGATGACCGAGCGCATGGCCAAAGCACTTCTTGCCGATGGCTTCAAAGGCATCCGATCCGAGCGGGACGCGACGATGGTGGATGACGAGCTGGCGGACATCATCCGCAAAAACATCAACATTCTTTCCGCGAAAGGGTAACCCCCATGGATATGAGCGAAGTCAAGGCCCTCCTGCAGAAGCAGGGCGAAGCCTTTGAAGCATTCAAGAACAGCACCGCTATGGAGCTGGTCGAGTTGAAGAAAATTGGCGCTGTCGATCCGCTGACCGCCGATCGCCTGGCAAAAATCGAGAAATCTCTCGATACGGCAGTTGAAGCTAAGGCGCAGATGGACGCCAAGCTCGATGCCGAGACGAAGGAACGCGAGGAGCTGGAGGCCAAGCTCAATCGCATGAATTTTTCAGGCAAGACTGATGAGGGCAAGCGCATCGTCGAGGTGAAGGAATTCAACGACACCCTGCGCCGCTTTAATGCCGAAAAGAACCGCCCTTACGCCGATCTTGATGTCAAAGGTGTGGAAGCCTACAAGGGCGCCCTGGTGAGCTACATCCGGGTTGGCAAGGACAACTTGTCCCCGGAAGAGGTCAAGACCCTCTCGGTCGGCTCAGATGCTGATGGCGGCTATTACGTCACGCCGGATACAAACGGCCGGATTATCACCAAGGTCTACGAAAGCTCCAACATTCGCCAGATTGCCTCTGCGCAGACGATCAGCACTGACGCACTTGAGGGTATCGAGGATCTCGGCGAAGCGGGTGCCGGCTACGCCGACGAACGCGCGACGAGCGGCAATTTCGACACGCCTCAGATCGGCAAATGGCGCATTCCCGTCTACTGGATCGATACCGAGCCGAAGACGACGCAGCAGCTCCTCGATGACGCGTCCGTCGATGTCGAGGCCTGGCTGACGGGGAAGGTTTCCCTGAAGTTCTCCCGCTTCGAAGAGAAGGAATTCTGCACCGGCGCTTCGAAGATCCGCGGCTTCACCTCCTATCCAGTCGCCGCCGACGATGGCAGCGGTGTTGCTTGGGGTAAGGTCGGCTACGTCGCCTCCGGCGCAGCAGCCGATTTTGCAGGCTCCAATCCCGCTGACAAAATCTTCGACCTGATCGGCGCGCTGAAAAACGAATACCTCATCAATTCGCGTTTCGTCACGCGGCGTTCTGTCATCACCAAGATACGCAAGTTCAAGGATGGTCAGGGCAATTATCTCTGGCAGCCATCGTTCGTGCTCGGTCAGCCGGAGATGATCGCGGGCTATGCTGTGACGCGCGCGGAAGACATGCCGACGCTTGGCGATGGCGCACTGTCGCTCGCCTTCGGTGATTTCCGCACCGCATACCAGATCGTCGATCGCCAGGGCATTCGCGGCCTTCGCGACAACCTCACCCAGAAGCCCTACGTCAAGTTCTATACGACGAAGCGCGTCGGTGGCGGCGTCGTGAATTTCGAAGCCTTCAAGGTCATGAAGTTCGGCACGAACTGAGCTTCGGATTGCCCGAAGTTCACCGGGAGGCTCAATCGGTTTTTTTGCCTGCCGGTAACATTGGCCTGTGGCCGCACTCTCTCCAAAAAAGGAACATTACCATGCGCGACATCCATTCTGGCATCGCGGTCATTTCCGCGATCGGCGCGGCCTTGCTGACGGCCGATGCCACCTCGGCGGCGATCGACCTTCAGGGCTTCGATTCCGCCGAGATCGTCCTTGCGATCGGTATCGGGGGCATCACTTTCGACGCCGCTAACAAGATCGAGTTCAAGTTGACTGAGTCGGACGATGATCTGACCTATACGGCGATCACCGATGACGATGTGCTTGGCGTCAGGAACACATCGAATGGCATCATCAAGGCGCTTACGAGTGCACATGCTGCCGCAAGCGTCCATCGGTTCGGTTATATCGGTGGAAAGCGATACCTCAAGATCGCCGCCGATTTCTCCGGTACGCATGGCACGGGTACGCCGATTGCGGCGATGGTGCTGCAGGGCAAGCCCTCTCGCCAGCCGGTTGCCGATCAGGCTTGACGGTAACATTGGGCGGCGCTCGCTGCGCCGCCCGTTATTCCGACAGAGGGCACACATTCCATGTTTCGCCATAATCATCACGATCCCTTTCGGCATCACCGCCACGAATATCCTGCCGTCACCGTCGTCACGCCACCCGCACCCCTCTTCACAGCGCAGGATATTATCGGCGCCCCTGATCCAGATGTTGATGACATGATCGCCGCGACGATCGCTGAATTCGATGGTCCAGCTGGATGGCTCGGTCGCTCTATCGGTCCACAGACGCTTCGCATGAGCCTTGATTGCTGGCCATTACGGTGCCTCAAGCTTCCATACGAACCCATCATCAAGATCGTTAGCGTGGAATACACCGATGCTTCCGGCGTTGATCGTACTTTGGATGCTGATAGTTGCGGGCTGTCCGGAAATTTCCTCTGGTTTAAGCCCACGTGGATCGCGCCTGAACTGATGAATATGCCGCTCCCGGTCAGGATCGAATACGAGGCCGGATATAACGGTATTGCTGTTTCGGAGGATGGCACTGGCCCCATTCCGACGCAGATCAAGCGCGCGGTTACGTTATCGGTTCAGTATTTGCGGGCACTCGGCAAGGATGATCTGTTTCTACAGGTCGATGAAGTCGATGGTGTTGGCCGGAAGCAATATGTCGTTTCGGAAAAGGCCGGTCAGATCATCCGGGATGCTGCCGACCGCCTGCTTGGCGGTCTGAGGATCTACGGATGACGCCACAGTCTGCGATTTCCTCGTTGGATAACCAGCTCTCCCAGCATGGCAAGACAGTGACCGTCATGCGCGGCACGCCTGATGCGCCTTCCGCCTCGCAGGCGGCGAAAGGCTTCGTGCGCGGCGACAAGGCGACCGACATCGCCGGCCAGAGCGGCATCACGCAGCGCGTCAGCACAATTGTGCTATCGCCGACCGATTTCGCGGCTTGGCCAGCACCTCTTCCCGAAAAGGATGATTGGTGCACGGTCGCCGGCCAGACGCGCCAGATCATCGAATTCGACCATATCGCCATCAATGATGTCGTGGTCCGCATAGAGCTGACGGTGGAAGACTGATGGCAAAATTCCAGACATTTGACCGCGACATCAAGGTTGCGACCGCTGGCCTCTCCGAAGAGGCGATCTCCGCCGCGCTTGCGAAGTTCGCCAGATCCGAGCTGGCGCGCGTCATCGAGAGCGGACAGGGCACGCGAGCCTATTCCCGCTTCGTCAACGGTCGCGAAGGCGCATCGGAAGAGAGCGTCAAGGCGCCGGGTCCGATCGTCTATGTGTTCTCCTGGTGGCAGTCGATCATTCGCGATGCCCTGGCGGCACTGATTTCGGTCAGCCCGTCGAAAACAGGCCGCTTTGCGCGCTCCTTTATCGTCATCGTCAACGGCCGCCTGGTCACGGACTTTTCGGAGATCGATAGCGCTTCCGAGGTGATCATCACCAATGCGCAGCCCTATGTCCGCAAGATACAGGTCGGCGCCATGAAAATGAGTGTGCCGCCGCGCATCTTCGAACAGGCCCGTAAGGTGCTATTCGCCAAGTACACACAGCAGCTTCTGAGCTGCCAGGTGACTTTCCTCAATATCGATGGCGGCGTGCATCCGCTCATTCCTTATATATTGAAGGGTCATCAGCGCACCGCCGTCGTGCGGCAGACGACGCGATCGAGCGCCTTTCGCGCAGGCAGGTCGACGCTCTCCCGCCGCAAGGATACCGAGGCCGGCCAGCCGATCACCTATCCGGCCCTCGTCATGAACATGGTGCATTGATGTCCAGTCCCGAAGCCTATGACACCATACATGATTATCTCGTGCCGGCATGGTCAGGCCCGGCGCTCGCCTTTGAAAATGACGGCTTCAAGCTTCCCGCCACGCCGACACACTGGATCCTCGTCGAGATCTTCGGCGACATCTACGATCAGGCCTCGATCGGCGCCGAAACGGTCACCGCCAACCTCTGGCGCGAGGAAGGCCAGATCCAGGCGCATGTCATGGCGCCGCGCGGCTCAGGCACGCGTGATGCTCGGCAGTATGCCCGCCAGTTCGTCGACCTGTTCCGTGGACAGGAGATCGGCGACATCGTTTTCGAAACCGCCTCTATTGGCGCCGGCAATGCTGGCGACACGACGGGCGCCTATTTCCGCATGACCGCGACCATCGACTGGCGTCGCGATATCTGAACCCCGGCCGTCATAGGCCATTACCCTGATGGAGAAAGACCATGGCTGGTAGTGATACCAATCGCGTCCGCATGACCACCGTGCGGGAAACTGCCCTCGGCGTGACGCCGACGCCCACTCCGCGCATGCGAGCCCATCGCTTCACGGGTGAGACCCTGGCCTATGAGCCGGTATTCATCGACTCGGAAGAAATCCGCGATGACCGCATGAATTCCGATCCGATCAAGGTCGACGAGACGAATTCCGGCCCGGTCAATGGCGAGATCTCTTTTCCGGTCGACGGGTCGCCTCTGTCGCAGTTCCTCGAAAGCCTTTTCTTCAACTTGTGGGTCAATACGCCCTCGCGCGACAATGATGGCACAGCCGCCAGCGTCATTACGGGCGTCACGGCGTCGACTGGCGTCATCGCTGTGACGGCTGGTGCCGCCTTCGTGGTCGGCCATCTCGTCCGCCTCTCTGGTTTCGCGCAGGCCGGCAACAACGGCCTCTTCCGCATCGCTACGGGTTCCGCCACGGTTCCGGCTGTCGGTGCGGCCCAACTGACGGATGAGGCGGCCCCTCTGGCGACCGCACGCGCCAAGGTCGTCGGTGCGCAGGGCGTGGCCGGCGATATAGCCGCCGTCGCCGATGGCGTCACCGCAACAACGCTCGATTTTACCACGCTCGGCCTTGTGATCGGCCAGTGGATCAAGATCGGCGGCATTGGCGCCAACTTCCGCTTCGCAGCAGCTGCGACGAACGGCTGGGCGCGTGTCATCGCCATCACGGCCGGCAAGCTCACGCTGGACAATCTCCCGACTGGCTGGGGCGCCGATACCGGCACGGGCAAGACCATCCGCATCTTCTTCGGCGACACGCTGAAAAATGGCACGGCTCTTTTAAGCCAGACCATCGAGCGCGGGTGGATGGGGCAAGCTGTGCCCTCCTACATCATCCAGCGCGGCATGGTCGTTGGTCAGGGTGAATTCACCTATGAGAGTAAGGCGGTCGCGAAATATGTCTTGACCTTCAGCGGCATGACCGGCGAAGCCACAACCGCGTCGCTCGACGATACGCCCGATCAGGCCACGACGAACCGCGTTATGGACTCGGCCGTCAGTGTCGGCCGCATTGCCGAAAATGGTATTGCCGTGGGCGGCCCGAACTACGTCAAGTCGGCTGGCATTACCATCAATAACAATACCCGCATGCTCGATGCGATCAGGAACGACGGCAAGGTAGGTGCGGTCGATATCGGCACGGGCAGCTGTGACGTGACCATCAGCCTTCAGACCTATTTCGGCTCGCTCGATCTGCTCACCAGGCTATTCAACTCGGCGGTTACCAATCTCAACCTGCGCATCGCCAAGGATAACCAGGCGCTGATCACCGCCGTCCCGCGCATGACGATGACGGGCGGCAGCACGAACGCGTCGGGCAAGAACCAGGACTCCATGCTGCCGATCACCGCCAAGGCCTCCAAGGATGCGCTCACCTCGGCGCATATCCTCATGGATCGCCTCGAATATTTCGAAGTCTGATTTCAGAGAGCAGGAAAAGACAATGGTTGTTAAGCTTACATCCCTCAAGGCCGATCTGGACCGCGAAGCCAAGGGCGACTGGATCGACTATCCGGATTGGCCCGGCGTGTCATTCAAGGTCAGCTCCACACTTTCGGAGCCGTTCGTGACCGAGCGTGATCTCTTGCTGAAGAGAATGGCGGCGCGTAACAAGCCTGTTTCGGCCAACGATCCGGAAATGGTGCGCGGTATCGGCACCCTCTATTGCCAGCATATCCTGCATGACTGGACCGGTTTCGACATCACCTATTCCGATGACGTGGCGCTTGAGACGCTGACGGATGTTACTCATCGAGACATGCGCAACGCGGTGGACTGGTGCGCTCGCAAGTTGGGCGAGGTGAATGTCGAGTTTGTGGATGGCGCAGTAAAAAACTCCGAAAAGCCTTCCGCTGGCGGCTGACAGAGGAAGGCAATAGCGATTGGCTGGCGGCCCTCGCCGCTGAAAATCCGGATGAGGCGGCGTTTATAGAGATCAAGACCGCACCCGAAGAGGCGCGGGCCGAGCCGTGGCACGGTCTCTATTTCCGGGCTTGGGAAGATCTCCGTTTTGATCGTTTCTATGGAGCCTTCGGCGGCGAGGGGCCGATCAGCTATGTCGCGATGAGCCGCTTTGCCGCCGATCATGCCGTTGTAGGCGAGGAGTTCGCTCAGTTCAGGCGTTTCCTGCAGGCGATCGATGCCGAATGGATCAGCTATGTTGCGGAGAAATCCGGCTCCGATTGATGCTTAACAGCGAGCTGCATCGCCAAGATACATTTTGCCTCGACTGGTGAAAAACTTGAACGGCGTGAAGCCAGCATATCCGCCCATCAAGTTCTTGGCGTTTAGCATCCCGCATATTACGCCGGGCTGAGGCTGATAAAGCTTCGCAAGTTGCACGGACGCCGGGTCGCTCAATTGGACGAGCACTGCATCCGAAAGGGCTGTCATCGCGGTTTTGTCAATGCCCTTATCGCTGTCATCCATGACGGCGAATGCCAGAGCCGGCGATGCGGCTAACAAGCAGCCAAGAAAAGTAGAAATGATGCGGCGCATTTTCCCCTCCGATTGGCACGCACAATATCCAACATGGATGAAAGGTAAATAGTCGTGGTTGTTGCGCTGTCTTCATTGCGCGTTGGCGCGGAAGTCGATTCAAGCAAATATACCGCTGGCATGGCGGAGAAGGTTGCGGCTGATAAGCAGGGCGCTGCGTCGAGCGTCGCGGTTGGCGAAGCCATAACGGCCACTAATATCAAGATCAGCCAGAGCGGGGATATCCTTACCCGCCTCCGTCGTCAGTATGTCGACGGAGCTGCCAGCGCGCAACGCTTCGAAAACGCGATCACGACACTCGGCAGAGGTATTGAGCGTGGCGCCGTGCCACTTACCGAGGTCAGTTCGATCCTCGACGGGATCTACAAGAAATACCAGCTGACAGCCGACGCTGCCTCCTTGATGGAGCGCGGTCAGGTTGAACTGGCGCAGGCCGTCGAGAGCGCAAACGCCAAGCTCAAGCAGCAGAACAGCATTGTTCCTGCCAACCAGAACGGCAAATCGGCAAGTCGTTTCGATACGTCCAACATCGCCTACCAGTTCCAGGACATTTTCTCCACGGCGGCGCTCGGCATGGACCCCAAGACCATTGCTTTGCAGCAGGGGCCGCAGCTCGCCTCCGTCTTCACCGCAATGGGTAGCGGGCGCGAGGTTGTTACTGGCCTCGCCGGTGCTTTTATGTCGCTGGTTAGCCCCGTCTCCCTGATTACGATCGGCCTCACAGGCGCGGCGGCCGCAGCCATTCAATATTTTACTGCGACCAAAAGCGATTCCGACAAATCGGCCGAAGCGCTGAAAAACCATTCTGCCTTGATCGCTCGGATCAAGGAGGCATGGCCGCAGGCGGCTGAAGGGCTGCGCGAGTACTCGGCCGAGAGCAAGACGATCCTGACGCAGAACATCAAGGATTCGGTCGAGCTGTACAAAAAGGCGATCGTTGATGCGTCGAATGCGGCAGCCAGCAACCTTTCTGGCGTCACAAGGCGATCGCGAGCGAGTGGCGATCCGGTTGTCGAGCAGCTGACGCAGGCATCCAAGGAGCTGATGAATGGCGTGAAGGCCGGTAACCCAGATTTGAAAGTGTTCGTCGAGCGCCTGATTGATATCGAAAATCAGAAGGGCACGCCGGCAAACCTGAAGGAGATCATCAAGGCGACACGTGAGGCGGCGGCCTCTGGCATCGAGGCACAGGGTAAACTCTCCCCCCTAATCGACACGATCCATGGTGTCGGGTCGGCTGCGGCGGCAGAAGCAAAGCGGATCGACGCATTCACTAAGGCGCTAAATGAACTTGCTGGTGCCGCTCCCACACCGCTCACTGAAAGCGAAAAGCTTCAGAACCTGTATGACACGGCCGTGAATCGCGCGACCACGCGCGAACAGAAGGATGATGCTTACAGTTCATTCTATGCGGCTCAGAAGCGTCTGTCCGACCAGAACCCACTTGTCATGAATTCCGATGGTCGCATGACGACCGTTCCTACGCCGGAAAACAGGCCTCTTGTCGAGTTGGAAGGCCTACCCGGCGCTGACAAGCTAGCGAAGTCCGCGCAGACCGCCCGGAATGCCTACCGCGATGTGATCAAGAATGCGAACGATCGCATCCAGCAGATGCAGCTGGAAACGCAGACCGCAGGCTTGACCGGTATCGCCGCCGAGACGCTGAGCTTCAAGTTGAAGCTCCTGCAGGATGCGACCGACAAGGGCCGCACCGTCACGGCGGCGCAGCGCGTGGAAATCGAGAAGCTTGCGGATGCCTATAGGGCTGCGGCGACCGCCGCCTCCGTCGCCAAGCTGCAACAGGACATTGCATTCCAGCAAAGGCAGCTCGGCCGCTCCTCGCTGGATCAGACGGTCGCATCCACCCTGCAGCAATACGGCCTGCCGGAGGATCTCAACTCGACTTACGCGCAGCTGATCCGCTCCAACGAACAGTTGAAGACGGCGCGCGACCTGGCCGGCGACTTCGCGTCAACGCTGGCAAATGGCCTGCGGCAGGGGGAAGGCCTCTGGCAATCCCTCGGGGACGCTGCAACGAGTGTCCTGACGAAGATTTCCGACATGCTGCTCAACGATGTGTTGAACGCCTTATTCAAGGTCAACACCGCTGGCGCATCGAGCGGCGGTGGTCTTCTGTCTGGTCTGGGGAGTCTTCTGGGTCTAGGTGGGGGATCGTCCGCATCCAGTTCCAGTTCGTTCAATTGGGGCCTGAGCGGCGATTTCGATACGGCGATGGCGAGCGGCGGGGCCTTCAGCGGCGGCGTGCGTGCCTTTGCTGGCGGCGGCATCTTCAGCAACAGCATTGTGTCGCGTCCGACGCTGTTCCCCTTTGCCAATGGAACCGGCCTCATGGGCGAGGCAGGACCGGAGGCGATCATGCCGCTGAAGCGCGATGGCTCGGGAAGGCTCGGCGTCAGCGCTGCGGCTGGTAATGACAATCGTTCGTCGAGCAGTTCGGGTGCAGGCGGCCTGCATGTGTCCGTGGGCGTTTCCTTCGACCAGGACGAAGGCTTTCGCGCCTATGTGAAGGATGTTGCGCAAACTGAGGCGGGATCTGCCGTCAACACTGGCATCATGCAATACGACGATCAGATGCCGGATCGCGTTGCGCAGATCAATCTCCACCCGAGGCGCCGATGACCGTCACATATCCCTATGCGCTTTCCGCCTTTGCGGATCTGCTCAAGATCGCCAGTGTCGTTTGGGATGTCCAGCGAAACGACGAGCTGAGCGGATCCGGCGACGGGCGCATCTGGCAGGTGGAGCTGGCGCCGCCGCTCTGGACCGGCACGGTGGCGCTCGTACCGATGCTGAACCAGGCCGCAAAGCAGATCGCCGCCAGGATCCGCAAGCTGCACGGCGCACAGGAAGCGCTGTTTCTCTATGATCCGCTGTCACAATACCCGCAGGCCGATATCGGCGGCGTGACGCTCGGTTCCTCGGCCGTCAAGGTCGCCTCTGTCGGCGGCAATTTCGATGCGCTGTCGCTGAAAGGCTTGCCGCCAAACTACGCTTTGACGGTCGGCGACAAGATGCAGATCGCCTATGGCTCCAATCCGACCCGCTACGCCTTCCTTGAAGTGTCGGAAACGGTTGTTGCGAATGGTAGTGGCGTCACGGCGGTATTCGGGGTGTTTCCGTTCGTGCCGACAGGCATCGCCGCCGATCTGTCGGTGACGCTGATCAAGCCGGCCTGCAAATGCATCATCGTTCCCGGTAGCGCCAATCCCGGCACGGCGGGCGGCAGCAGTGGCGGCGGCGTTACCTCGGGCCTGACCTTCAAGGTTATTCAGAAGAAGTAGCATGAAAAACACATCGACCGCATTTCTCGCGGCGCTGACAGGCGCGCGCGACAGCGCCCTCGTGCCGCGTCAATTCGCCTGGTTCACGGCGAAGGCGCCCGATACCGGTGCTCCGGTGACCCTCGGCCTTTGGACCGGCGACGAGGACATCAACATCAGCGTCATCTCCGGCGTGACCGGACTGCCAGAGGCTCGCACCTATTTCGGCGCGAACAATCTCACTATTGGAGAGATCGCCCGCACGTCGGACCTCACCATCCAGACGGTCACGATCAAGCTCAGCCAGATCGCCACCGCTGCACAGCAGCTGGTCAGGGGCTATGATCTGCGCCTGGCTCAAGTCGAGATCCATGACATGGCGTTCAGTACGGTCTCACGCCAGCCGGTATCGGCGCCGGAGATCTCCTTCCTCGGCCTGGTCGACGATGCGCCGATCAAGACGCCATCGGTCGGACAGGACGGCGATATCACCATTAGCTGCGTCTCGGCCGCGATCTCGATGCTGGAGCGTCCGAATACGGTCAAGAGCAGCTATGAGGGCCAGAAGCGCCGTAACGGCGACGAGTGGGGCCTTTATTCCAGCACGATCGCAACATGGACCATACCTTGGGGGCAAAAGGGATGAGCGAGCTTGTTCGCTTGCAGGATTGGCGTGCTCGCTTCGTCGCCGAGGTGGATCGCCTGAAGCATACGCCCTTTGCGTGGGGCGAGCATGATTGCGGTCCTGGCCTTGCCGGCAACCTGGTGCTGGCGATCACCGGAGTCGACTGCGCGGCTCAATGGCGCGGCACCTATGCGAGCGCGGCAGAGGCTCTGACCCTCATGAAGCAGGCCGGTTTCGGGAATCTTGCCGACATGGTGGCCGTGATGCTTCCGGAGATCCATCCGAGTGAAGCGCGCATCGGTGATATCGCTGCGATCGAGATCGATACGCCGTTCGGCTATGCGCTCGGCGTCGTCAATGGCGAGCGCATCTTCGTTCTGCGTGAAGATGGCATGGGAACCGTCGACCTGCTCGACGCCAAACGAGCCTTTCGGGTCGGCTGACACATGAAAATCCTCTTCATTCTGCTTAACGCGATCTCCGTATGGCTGATGGCGGACCCGGCGCTTGCCGATCCGATCACGGCCGCGATCGGCGTCATCGCGAAGTTTGCCCTTGGCAGTGTCATCGGCAAGTTGCTCGTCGGCGTTGCCATCAACTTCGGCGTCTCGCTGATCGCCAAGGCGATACAGAAGAAGTCCAGCGCCTCGCAGACGCAGACCGGCGTCAAGGTGCAGGTAACCATGGGCGACGACCAGCCCATGTCCATCATCCTCGGCAACTATGCGACGGCCGGGCGGCGCAAGTATATCGGCACATGGGGCGACGACGGCAAGACGCCGAATGCCTATCTCACCGATGTCATCGAGCTTGGAAACCTGCCGGCGTCAGCCCTTAACGGTCTTTGGGCTGACGACCGCAAATGCACCATCCTGTGGGCTGAACCGGCCGCCGATGGTCGCGGCTATCCTGTCTCAGAATACCGGAAGAGCGGCAAGGATTACCTCTGGATCAAGTTCGTCGACGGCACGCAGACGACCGCGGATGCCTTCGTGCGCGCAAAGTTCGGCGACAATGCCGATCGGCCATTCAAGTCGACGATGATCGGCTACGGTTGCCCCTATGCCGTGGTGACGGCGCGCTACAATACCGATCTGTTCTCAGGCCTGCCGAACTGGTTGTTCGAGGTTGGCTCGATCAAGCTCTATGATGTCCGGAAGGACAGCACGAACGGCGGCTCCGGCTCGCACCGCTGGAACACGCCTTCGACATGGGAGCCGTCGCTCAACCCCGTCGTCATGATCTACAGCATCGTGCGCGGCATCTACTATGGCAGCGATTGGCTTTATGGCGGCCAGAACCTCGCCGCTTTCAGCCTGCCTTCGTCGAGCTTCATCGCCGGTGCCAACGCCTGCGATATCGCTGTCTCGCTCAGTGGCGGCGGCATGGAGCCATCCTATCGGGCCGGCTTTGAGGCGCATTGCGATCAGACGCCGCTCGATACGATCAACGAGCTGCTCAAGGTGGCGAATGCCCGCATGGCCGAGGTCGGCGGCATCTTCAAGATCCTCGTCGGCGTCCCCGGCGCTGCCGTCTATTCCTTCTCCGATGACGACGTGATTGTCACGCAGGAACAGGATTACCAGCCGTTTCCGCAGTTGTCCGAAACCTATAATGCGATTGAGGCGACCTATCCCGAGCCATCGGAGAAATGGTCGACGAAGGACGCGCCCGGTCGCTACTATCCAGCCCTTGAAGCGGCTGACGGCAATCGGCGCCTGCCGGTTCAGATCGAGCTGCCGGCATCGCCCTACGCCAATCAGGTGCAGCGCGTCGGCCAGGCGATGATATTGGACTATCGCCGTTTCCGGACACATCAGATCTATCTGCCGCCAGATGCCTATCCTCTGGAGCCAAATGATTGCATCTCGTGGACGTCGAACCGCAATGGCTACACGAACAAGAAGTTCCTCGTCGTCAAAGCCGTTCCGCAGCGCAACTTTCTCGTCCTGGTCACGCTGAAGGAAATCGATCCGTCCGATTACGACTGGAATCCGAGCCAGCAGCTGCCGACCGCGACGGGTTGGGTCGGCCCGATCACGCCGCCTCCGCAGCCTATGTATGGATGGACAGTCGAGCCGGCGACGATCAACGACAGCGCAGGCGTGCCGTGGCGCCCATCGATCAAGATCAGCTGCGCGCCGGATCAGGACGATGTCGATCGCGTCTGGACGCAGGTTCGCCTCGCGGCAACCGGAGACATCATCTTCGACAGCGACTCGACGCGTTACGGTTCGCCCTATAGCTGGGTCATCAATGCCAATTTCAAGGGCAGCACAAATTACGAGGCGCGCGGTAGGTTCATCCCCTCGGGAACGCGGGTGACGAACTGGTCGGACTGGTTGCCGGTGACCACGCCGAATGTCGTCGTCACGGATCTGTTGGTCGACCTCCAGCACGTCAAGAATGACATTCTCGATCAGTTCAAGTGGCTGCAGCGGGAGTTGTTGGACGTGCGCCCGCTCGTCGAGCAGCTGCTGATCAATACGCAGTTCTCTGGTGCGGTCCTGAACGAAGCGCAGCGCAGCCTGGTCGCCTCGGTCGGGCAGAGCAACGCCACCTTCACGGAGAATATTCAGGTGGTCGCCGATGCGGCCAATGCGGCGGCAAGCCAGGTTGTTACGCTGACGGCCACCGTCGCCGATAACAAGGCATCGGCGGATACGCAGATTGCTGCCGTCTCCGACGTTGCCAGCGCTGCCGCCGCACAGGCGACGACGCTAACAGCAACCGTAGGCGATCTCTCGGCGCAGGGGTTGGTGAAGTTCTCGGTCGCAGCCGATCAGACCGGCGTCAATGCGCGCTTCTCAATCGCGCTTAGAACCTCCGTGGGGGCCAACTATGTCGAGAGCGGCATGTTCCTCGAAATCTACACTGTCGGCGGCATTCAGAAGTCTCGCTTCTCGGTCATGGCCGATCAGTTCAGCGTACTCAATCCCGACAGCATCGGCACGTCCTTCCTGCCGCTGGTATTTCAGGGCGGCGTACTGAAGCTACAGAACGTCAAGGTTGAATGGGCCGATATCGTCAATGCGGTGATCGGCTGGGCGCAGATCCAGACGGCGGTCGTTAATAATTTCGTCGCGACGACCGCGAATATCGGCTCTCTGGTCGTCGGTACCTCCAATCTCGGTTACGACTCGATCGCGGCATCGGCATCCAACAACAGAACCGGAACAACTCCGCCAGGCAACGAAAGCGTTGTCGGCGCGACCTGGGTGATCAACAACCCGAACCCGACCGCCGTTATGACGGCCTACAAAATTACATTCACGGTGCAGGGCTCACCAAGCGGGGGCAGCATTCGCGTCCGCCTGGTCAACGATACGACAAGCCAAGAAATCGCTGGCCTGACCATTAACGTCCCGACCAGCGGCAGCTCCACGCAGACCGTTGACAGCATGACCATCGAGGGCAGGCCAGGCGCGGCGGGAAACTATCAATACTCCATTCGCGGCCAGGCTGGCGCGCAGAACATCACCGCGACGATCCAGCAGCTCTGGTGGAAACGGTAAGGGCAAGATCTTATGACGACACCTTATACGACAGGCACTATCGCCCTCACCAATGGCTCTGCCGTTGTGACGGGAACCGGCACGGCATGGGCGACTGCTCTGATTGCAGGCGGCATCATCTATGCCGAGGCGGCGGGCGGCAATGCCATGCCCATCCTGACCGTCGACAGCGATACCCAGATCACGGCGGCCACAAAATGGAAGGGGGCGACCGGCAGCTATGCTTACGCCCTCGTCATCGACACGGCCTATGATCGCCAGGTGCTTGCGAATGCGACGGCGTTGGCGCAGATCCTCCAGGCACTGCAAAAGCCATCGATCTCGGCGCTTTCTGCCCTGACGCCGGCCGTGGACAGAGTTCCTTATTTCACTGGATCAAACACGGCGGCGCTCGCCACATTGACCACCTTCGCGCGCACTATGCTCGATGATGCGGATGCGAGCACTGCGCTTTCGACGCTTGGTGTATCGACCTTCATCAAGGGCCTGCTCGACGATGCGGATGCCAGTGCGGCTCTAAGCACGCTGGGCGTGTCGACTTACGCCAAGACGTTGCTGGATGATGCCAGCGCTAGCGCCGCCCTTTCCACTCTTGGTGTCTCTGACTTCATCAAAACTCTGCTCGATGATGCGGATGCGGCCACAGCACGGGCTACGCTCAATACCGCATGGGAGCCGATTGGTAACGAAGTGAACTTAGCGGGATTGTCTTCTGCGGCCTTTCTGTTGTCGACTAACTACAAAGCATTCAAGCTGCTTCTCTATCAGCTTACGCCCACCGCCTCTATTCTAACCACGGCAAGAACTTCTGTGGATGGTGGTGCTAGTTACGCGGTTGGAGCGAGCGACTATTCATATGTGATCGTCAGCGCCATTGGCTCCACAACCACTCCGCAGACGGGACAGGCGTCTACCTCGAATCTTATATTTACCGGCACTCTTTCCGCCGCTAACGGTCGTGTGGCTGCTGAAATCACGATCGATCCGGGTAGCAGCTCGCAGTATCCATCATTTATTGGAAAATCTTGCGGTGTTTCCAGCGGCGGTGACTTGCGTATGTTCGATTTCGTGACGCGCCGAGAGGCTACAGCGAGGATTAACGCATTTGCATTGTTCACAACCAGCGGCACATGGGCGGCGGGATATGCGCGGCTTATGGGGATGAGGAGCTAGAGCATGACCAAAATCATGACCGTGGGTGGCGACGTTGTAGACATCTCGGATGATGAGCTTGTGGCGATGGGGCTGGGCCAAACCGGAGAGCCAATTCCTGTCCTCACTGACTACACCAGCTCCGTCGCGGCGATGATGGACGCCAAGGCCATCGATCGGCGGTATGAAAGCGCACTTTCGCTCGCGACCTACCTCGGCAGTACGAATGCGCAATGGGCAGCGGAGGCGCAGGCCTTTGTTGCTTGGCGCGATCAGGTCTGGGGCTACTGCTACGCCGAGCTGGACAAGGTGCAGAACGGCGAACGCGAGCAGCCGAGCGTCAGCGATTTTCTGACCGAGCTGGAAACACAGTTTCCAATGACCTGGCCGGCATAGCCTCGGCCGAGCTGAACATCAGCCGCATCACAACGGCAGAATCCATCAAAAGGAAAACATTATGGATCGCGCGACATTCTTCGCGGCGGTGCGCACGTCTTTGTTTGGCGGGCGCCTGTCGGATAAACAGTTCAACGGCATGGAAGCTATACTGGCCGAGTGGGCACCAAAGCCCTTCGATAGCCGCTGGCTCGCTTACATGCTGGCGACGGCCTTTCACGAGACGGACAACACCATGTGCGCCATCTCGGAAAACCTCAACTATTCGGCGTCCGGGCTGCTCGCCACCTTCCCGAAATACTTCGCGGCCTCACAGGCGGCCGTCTATGCCCGGCAGCCGGAGCGCATTGCGAACCGGGCCTATGCAAACCGCATGGGCAATGGCAGCGAGGCGAGCGGCGACGGCTGGCGCTATCGTGGGCGCGGCCTGGTGCAGATCACCGGGCAGGACAATTACGCCAAGTACGGCATTGCCGACGATCCGGACAAGGCGCTCGATCCCATCAAGGCCGTCGACATCCTGTTTGACGGCATGATCAACGGCCGCTTCACCGGCAAGAAGCTCGCCGATTACTTCAGCGCGACGGTGACCGATTGGGTCGGCGCCCGCAAGATCATCAATGGTACCGATCGCGCTATTGATATCGCCGCCTACGCCAAGAAGTTCGCGGCTGCAATCGAGGCGGCGCGCTGATGGCGAAGAGAAAGCACGGCGAACCCGCCTGGGTGTGGCGGCGGGTGATCATCTTCCCTGTCGTAGCGTGGGCTTGCTATCAGCTGCACCTCCTCATCAACGCGCCCGACACGAGGGTCAACGAGACGATCGCCTACGGATGGATGATGCTGATCGGCATTCTCATCCTCGGCTATACCGGCTTTGCGACCGCGCAGGATGTCATCGCCATCTGGCGCACCGGCCGGGCGCTTCCCTATCGCGATGACAGCGACGGGCCGGCCGATCCCTGCAATACGGAGGTGAAGTGATGCTCGGCATACTCGACTATCTGAAAATCGGAGCCGGCTGCGCGGCCGGCATCCTGATCACCTCGCTCTACTGGACCGGTCTGCCGATCCTCAACGACTACCCCATCCTCAAGAATATACCGCTCCTCGGCGATATCGCGGTCGGCCATGTCCAGACGGTCAAGGATGAAGCCCTGAAGGGCTATGTGCTCGAAAGCGAGAAAACCACGGCGGAAGCCAAGGCGACCGAGATGGAGCGCCAACGCAACGCCTATGCGCAATCCTATGAGGAGCTGCGCAAGCGTGCAGCTGCGGCCGATCAATCCAAGGATCAGAAAGATGCGAAGCTCAAGAAATCCATTGCCGGGGATACTGGCGACGATGACGCTGTTTGGACTGGTAGCGATATCGAGTGGCTGCAGCACAACTGAGGAGCGCCTGACAAAGGCCGCGACGGCCAAGGGGCAGATCGCGGCCGGCGTTGACATCGGCGCACTGCCGGAGCGATGCAGGCAGCATATCAGCCGTGTCTATCCAAAGGCGGGCGAGAAAGCCCGCTGGACGCAAAAGGGCTGGGAAAACAGCGCGGGCGTCACCGACGACCAGATCGACTTCTGCGCCGCCTTTGATGATGCCAGGCGCGCAAGGCTCGCCAATGGGACGCCGCGATAGGTCGCGCATTGTCATCATCGCCGATCTCCTCGGCTTTCTCACGACATCGGTCATGCTTGCGGCGCTTCTGCTGCTGGCATGGCATTCGGTCTTAATACTCCATCGCTGAGGGGCGAAATGGCTATCAATGATTTTATGGACGCACTTGGCATCAAGGTCGGCGTTGCAGTTGCAGGACTAATGGGCGGCGTCCTGCGTGGCCTTTCCCGCCGCCGATACACGGCACGCGAGATATTTGCCTCGCCGATCTGCGGCGCGATCGCGGCCGCCTATCTGACGGAGCCGGTGCTGTACTATCTTCGGTCGCTCAACTGGCCGCTGCCAAATCCCGATATTGCCGCTATGAACGCGACGGCCTTCGTGGTCGGCGTCTGCGCCATGTGGATCGCGGATATCATCTTCGACGAGCTGCTGCGCCGGTTCAAGGATCGCGGCGAACTCCTATAGCGCCGATGTAGTGCGCAATAAAAAAGGCGGACACAAAGTCCGCCTTCTATTTCGAAAGAACGATCAAACGCCTACGCAGCGACCATACCGTTATCGTGCATGTCGCTGTGCGAATGGCTCATCTTATGATCCATCTTCGACACGTATCGCGAGATTTTGGTCGTAGCTTCTACCTCTACTCGTTCGTCTGATGCGGACTGAGCCATAAATGCCTTAAAGGCGGAAGCCGTATCCGGCCAACGAAGGAGAAGCGCGATAAGGCCAGATTTCATCGCTTTCTCGAACTCTCCATAGAGATCAATTCGAGTTTTGCGAAGGTTTTCAAGCTCGCGATCGACGTCGCCTGAGCTTGTCCGCCGCTTATGTTCCAGCGATCCTTTGGTAAATTCAGACACAATGTACTGAGCTACGCGGTGGCTAGACAGGCCGTGGCTCATGCCAACGAGCATGGTTAGCAGAGGCGCGCTCAAGGCACCGTCTGAGCATAGCGTTTTCATTGCGCTATAATGCGCCTCCAGCGCCTGATGGGCGACGGTCAACTCGATGAGCCGCTCCCGATGCCGTCTAGAGCGCGCCTTGAGATAGGCAGCGACAACAACGCATATCGAGATCGCGACCGCGACGGGGAGCAATATCTGTGTGTCATATGTCATCATGGCACCAAACTGCTGGAGAAGGGTAAAAGTTCCGTTCACTTTACTGGGCTTTTCTTGGTTGAAGCTTGCGGGTCGTTTCTAACCGGCACGTTTGCTCCTGTTTTCTTCTGAGCGAGCTTTTTGGCTTTTATTTGCTCAAGCTTTACCTCGTTTTGCAACTGGAGTTGCGTGATTTCCAGTTCCTTCATGCTTACTTCGTGCCGGTCATTTCGCTCGGCTCTGCATATATATAGTAGATAGGCTGCGGAAGGGAAGCCGCAAGCCAACCAAGGGTTGACTTTTAGCCATATCAAAACAATGGCGCAGGCCACAAGTGAAAAGATCAGCAGCGCCTCCGCCTTCGGAGAAAGCCCTTTCACTATGTTTTTTGCAAGACCAACAAGCATATTTTCCATAATTGGCACCGGATGTAAATCTGGCGGACAACTAATGGATTTTATTTTTCTTGTCACTATACACGCGATGCTATTAGCCGGATATTACCAGAAATAAGTAGATCGGTCCCCAATAAGCTTGAAGTTGTCTTCCGGCGATCCTTATTTTTCTGACGCACGCTCCCACGAGCTTGCTGGAACATGCTCAATGAGACTGGTGTCGAGCGTCATTTGACGCGCATTTATGTTCGCGTCAAACCAAAGCAGCTCGGCAAGCTCGGTATCAGCCGCTTGCAGGTGAAGCTTGATCACCAGCATCGAAGGGGAGCGCATGCCTTTGGTCCGGACGATGTCGCCGAAACGGATTGTTTCACTCATTGGCTTGCCTGCGCCCTTCTGCTCGCTCGTCGTTCCTCGACCCATTCCCGATCGGGAAAGTGATCCCAGCACCAAAAGCTGTTTTGACCCTTTACCGGCTCATAGCCCAGCATTCCCCACACCTTGCATCCCGGCTCTTCGCAATAGTGCTCGAATAGATGCGATGGAAGCGGCCGGGCGATGGTCGACGCTTCATCGCCCATCAGTTCAGTTCCGCCTTGTGCGCTTTGTCGATCGATCCCAGCAGTGAATCCGAGAAGCCTTCCAACGCGACTAGCGCATTCGCGAAGCGCTGCGCATCGGGCGTCCCGAGGACGCTCATTCCGTTATCTTTGAGATCGCGACCGACCTGAACGATCACGGAATTGGCAAATTCACGCATATCCGGCGTCGTTGATCCGAGGCTGCCGAGTAAATGGCCGATCATGATGTCGTGCATCAGGCAACGTGCATCCAATTCGGCGATAGTGCTTTCCAGTTTTTTAACGCGGCTCTCGATCATTTTTCATCTCCCGAGGATTTCTTCGCTGGCAACAGCATCAGCTCATCATCTGGCAATGGCCGCTGAAGCGGCTTCGCTTCTTCCCACGGCGCTGTTAGCCAGGTCCCGACTTCGTCCTGATTTCTTAGGATGACGGGCATAGCCTTTTGATGAATCGGCCCAACGATCGCGTTCGGCTCGGTCGTCAGGAAGCCGTAGAGATCGACCGTAATCTCTCCCTCCTTGACCTTCCTCACCGATTGCCATTGCGGCACCCATATGCCTGCGAAGAACATCAGCGGTTCGTCGGCGCTGCCTGCGAACCATGCGTTTGGAGTTCTGCCGCCCTCGATTTTGCTTGCTGGATCGGGCTCGGCAAACCGGTTGAAGGGCACAACGCAACGGTTCTCCACGCCTAGCCATCTCTTCCAATGTTTGCTCGATGTGTTGCGGACGTTCGTCGTACCTCCATCAGGCTCCATCCTCAAAAGCTCGTCGAAGTCGATTTGCTTGCCCTTGGCGCGGAGCTTGTCGGCTCGCTTTGTCGTGGCGTCCAGAAGTGCTTTCTGAGAAGAGGGCAGTCCCCATCGAACCTTCACCAGCTCCCGGCCGGCAGACGTATTCCGGACGATCGGTCCCATTTGATCGGGATAGAGGTCCAGCTCCGGCTCAAGGTTCCCGACGCTGTCGATCAACGCCTTGGTGATCTGGCGAATGGATTCCTGGTTGGTCGAGATATTATAGAGATTGCACATTCAAAACTCCTCTATCCTCGCGTTTGCGAGACCACGACGATTTTCGCTGAGCCTTTGAGGCTGCATTTCTTGCACCTCAGCAGCTGCGCGGCGTCAGAGACTGGAGCATCCTTTCCTAAGATTTTCTCCAGCCTTAGTCGTTCAACCTCGGTCTTCCGTCCGCAAGTGCAATGCGCATAGAGCCTATGCCACTCCCTCAGGTCCGAAAATGCAACAGCATCATTCTTTCTGGCCTTCGGATCGATGTATCCCCTCAGCTTCGCCCATTCTTCGGGCGAAAAGTGAAAATGAAGGCGGCATCGATTGCTAAATCCATTCTCGGTGCGTGTGCAACCCAGAGATTTGGCGACCGGTGATAGAAGCGATGGCATCCCGAGATTGCCATACTCTTCCAAAAGCTCCTTTCGATTGAGACGACGCAGGATCTCGCAATCCTCGCAGATGACGTCGACGGTCTCCCCCTTGTGGTCAGCAAGCATATTGGGAGGTGATTCTGCACGTTCAGTGTTGCTCATCAGATCGCATGTGCTCGACTACGGCGCGGGCGTTGGCGATCTTCCGCAGAAATGCATCCGACTTAGCGATGGTGCCGTTTCCCTGCCGCTGATCAAAGACATCCTCACCGAGGAAGGCGATTAGGTCACGAATGACTTCTGCATCGCCGGGAGTGATTGTGTAGTCGGTCATTTGCATGGTGCACGTCTCCGTTCCGCCGATCGCGGACGGTCCTCTTTTTCAAATTGTCGGTAAACCTAGACCGTGCCCGGCCTCGTTTGTTCTTATTATGTTCTTGTTTGGCGGCGAGTCAAGAGATGCGTGCAGCATCCGTCAATCGTGATAAAGCCGCTTCAGGCGTTTATAGGCTTTTCCATGTCGGAAGGACCGGTAGAGTTCATCCTCTTCTCCATCCATATGTTCAAGCTGATGATCGAGGAGAATGATCATTTCGGCCATCGTATCGATTTCAGACGCGAAGTGGTCGATGTAGAGCTTCGTGACGATGCGAAGCTCGGCAGCTGGCAGGCTGGCACTCCCGTTGATTATCTGTAACGCGCCGGACTCCAGACCACTGAGGTGCCGATTCGTCTGCTCAATATGGAACATGAGCTTGTCACGTTGGTCCTTCAGGTCCTCTCTCAAATCATCCATTTTAGAGACCTTTATTTGGTGGGTTTGATTTTCGATAAAATATCGTTCAGCACCTCGATCTGCGCTGAGCCGAGCATCCTATTGTCAGCCAGCGTCGAGAGGGCGGTCGCTACCTCTTCATCTGACCATCCAGCCGCTTCGGCTCGATCTGCGAGATCGCCGAAGGCGTCGCTCAATGCGGCCTGGCATTCGAGGTCACGGTCCGGGTGATCTTCAACTACGGCTGGCGGCTTTATATCGCTCATGACTAAAGTGTCAGCGAGGAAATCGGGAACGTCAATAGACGGAAGGCCGGTTAACACTGATCATCCGTCGTTTTACAGCCGCATTGATACTAAACGGCAATTTCGCGTGGGAATGGCTGAGTTTTACAGCTAAGTGCTGGCGCCATCGACAATAAGTCGAGCTTCCCAAGCTGATGCCGTAAAGATTCTAAGGTTGCATTGCCAAGCGGTCGATCGCATGCATAGATGGAAATGGCGACATGGTCGCGCATCGGTTTGCATGGTCGCTGAAGGTGGTGAGTTGATGAGCCCTGAAGAAAAAGCTTACGAGATCAACCTTCGTGCGGCAGAGCGTGAGCATGACTCTCTGCGAAAAGCGGCGGAAACGCATAATAGCCAAATCGAAGTATTCTCAATAGCAGCCATGCGCGCGCCAGCCCTTGCGGCGGCTGGCGGAATAGCTGCGGCTCTGGGCTTTTATAGCGCAAATCATGTCCAGATATCGGGTAACGCTGCGGCGACCAATGAATTTGGGCAAATCCTAGTTTGGCTCCTAAGCGCGCTTCTACTAACGATCGTCGCTCCAGGCTTAGCGTATTTTAGTCAGCTTGCGTATGCGTACGCAGCGAGCAGCCAAACCTACACTTGGGAACACCCATACGTTCGGAATGAAAAACTATTTAAGCCCGCTAAACTGATTGGCGACATTTCCAGGTGGGCATGCGTGCTATTTGTTTTGGCTTCCGTTATTTGCACCGCGATGGGAGGTATATCCCTGCTGCGACTTATCGATGCGATGTCTGGTCCATAATAACCGGAAGATGCGTTGGACACTTTTCCTAAAAGCATAATGATCTTGTGTGATCGCTCTGTGTCCAGCTTTTTACCAAGAGATTGAAATCATTAAATTGAGGCATCTCGGCTCTGGGCACCACTTAAATCCACAGGAAAATCAGCGTTTTATCCAGGTTTCGTCTCTTTCGCGCCGCGTTGTGTTGCAATTCATTCCTCCGCATTTCCAATGCTTTTGTATCTATTCGATTTTTGCGCAATTCCGGGTGGCGTATTAGCAAATGATCGTTGCACTGCTCGTTCTGGCTCTTCTCGCGATACTCTTCCGGGGAGTCTTACGAACCCTTTTCTTAGCCCTCGCATTGATCGTGCTATTTATCATCCTCTTGGTTTCAGTGTGAGACACGAGATCGAAAGCTAGGTAACCTTCAATCTCCTTGCCTTTCGCCAGATTTGCTCTCTTCTCTTTGAGGGGGCTCCCATGAACCGGAAACGGGGGTTAGCTTACAGAGCCTTCGCTGTGGTTTTCCCGTCTGTTCGGCCTGGATTATTTGAGCATCAGCGACGCACTACATCTTGTTTGACGGCTGCGGCGGCCATGGAATGCCGGGCAGGATCGCAATAGGTGTGCATGATAGTCGAGGATGGCGGCGGAGGTTTCGGTGCCAGCTGGTATTCTTCTTCCCAAATTTCCCATTGTTTCGATCGGGATGCCGCGACCCGGGTCAGGCCGGATGGACGAATTCGGATTCGCGTTTTTCGCGATCTGCTGACTGCCCCTTTTGATAGAATTTATAAAATTCATTCAACTTTGGGTGAAATTAAAATTAATTCCG